CGATCAAACATCAATGCAGAACGAAGCTCACTGTAAATACGAAGATCATTGTCTTCGGTGTTGCGGTCAATAACACCACTCAACTTAGAGTGAGTAGATTTCGCAAGACCGTAAAGATGAGAGTAAAAATCACTACCACAAACTACCGACTGAACACCGTTGAAGGAGAAAAAGTCCGAGTCCTTCTCCGTTGCAGTAATGCTGTCTCGACGAGAACCAAACGGAATAAGGAAGTCGTTCCCCGCAACCACGTCAGTAGCCACATCCGCGCCGCCATCTACGCCCGCTATTGTGATCTTAGGTGCAGCAAGGTTGCTCAGATCTACCGCAGTAATCTTTACAGATTTGCTGTAGGCAGACCCCGCAAGCTCTGTCCGAGGAGCACCAGCCATGCCGCTTCCGCTCGCAACCGCAGAAAGAAGCATACCTTCCCGCAGATAATGACCGCCAAATCGATGGTACTGAGAAACAGAACCACCACCAGTGGTGTCGCCGCCACGACGAGTGTCCCTGTCGGCCAGAGTAAGCTCGCTGCCCGATCCACCTTCAGCCTGACCAACAACAACGTCCATAACGTCATGATAACCAAGATAAAGCTTACGAGCGAAGTTTAGGCCCGACTGCGCACGAGCGTCTTCAATGTCGCTTTGCTTCGGCCTTGCCCATGCTGCCTTGTCGCCCATCCGTGCTGCGCGTTGACTTTGACCAGTCCATCGGAGCCGGGTGTAAAAGTCACGAGCAACAATGCGCGGGTTGATATAAGAGCCGTGAATCGGGTAAGGCAAAAGCGAACCCTCTCCAAGAGAAATACCGGCTGACTGAGGCAACGCAGTTGTTATGGCGTTGACTTTCATCTGGCCGCCCATGCTGCCTTTCTTGTTTGCGATCTTGCCGGATAAGACGGCTGAATCGGTATGAAGCCACTTTGACCAAGCGGGTCCATATACTTGTTTGAGCATCGCACCATACGCTGAACGCGATTGGCCGGTACCAATAGTGCTTTCTACTACATCTGCTACTGTAACCATTTTTTAATCCTTATTTGAAGAGAACCTTTTCAATATCATCTATTGAAAGATTTTCAATTTGCTTGCCATGTCCGGTTGATCGTCCAGTCAACGAAGCCGCAAGCAGACCTGTGTCGTCTCGCGTGGGTTGATTGAGGGGGGTGTTTTTCTCGGGTGCCGGTTTTACTGGTCCCTGAAGAGTTTTCATATGACGCAACAAGCCAAGGTAGGGCTTTACAGCCAGATCAATTGACTGCTGCACGTCGTAACCATGAGACATCGCGAGGGCTGCGTTGTCCCTGATCGTGTCGATTGTATCCTGTGGGAGATCTCCATATGGCTTAAGTGTTTCACTGACCTGAGGTGATACGTGGGCCTGAGCGTTCGCAGTGGCTGCCTCTCGCTCGTAGTGCTGAACGCGCTGCTCCATCTCGATAAGTCGCTGCTCTAACGAACTGGACTCCATGGATTGCCGGTATGCAAACTGGTGCATCGGCTCACGAGGATCTAGGCCCGCCGCACGAATTGCCTCATTAATTGCCTCATCACTTGAGGCTCCCTGCTCTACCGACGCTTGCTGTGTCTGCTGTTGTTGTGCCAGGTAATCCAGTATCTGCTGATTCTGGGAAAGGTATTGCTGCATCTCGGGGGAGGCTTGCTGTTGTGCAGCCGCTGATTCCGGGGCGACTGGTGCCTCTTCTGGTGCTGGTACTTCAACTTCCTCCTTAGCTGCTTCTTGAGCCTCCACCGCTTGATCCGCAGTCTCCGCAGCCCCACTGTCCATAAGTGCCTTCATAGCTTCCATTGGATCATGACTAGAGGTGTGGTCTGTGACTTCAATCGTAGAGTCACGGAATAAAGTGTCCTCAAGTTGAGCTAGTGTCATCTCGGCGAGATCGGGGGTCGGTTTTTTTTCTTCACTCATCGGGTTGACAATACTACAAATCGTGGGACTGTCAAAGCCCACATACTACATCTTGTGGTCATGATGTTCCTGTCAGCTCCTCAGGAGAGGGCAGCGGTGCCTCTTCCATCTCTGGATTTTCAATCACTAAAGGCCCATAAGCACCACCACCTCCATCACGTGGTGATGGTAATTGCGGCGCTTTAGGTGGAGGAGGACCACCCGCCTGCGGCGATTGTCCAGACATCATAGTCTCTTCCATCGCAGCCCCCTCGGTCTGGCGGGCAGTCCACATCTCGTGCTCTTCAATGTGCTTCAAAAACCGCTCCTTAGCGGCTTCGGGGAGGGAGAGGAACTCCTCTGTCACCGCATAGTCGATATGTAGATCTAGGTGGCAATCGTGGTTGTCCTGACCAAGAACCTTCAACTCGGCGTATGGATCATCCAACAGCGCTGCCTGCTCTGCTCGCGCTCGGGAATAGTGGATTTCCTTACGGTGGTGCGTGTTCGCATCATCATAGTCTACTTCGAGAATCTGGCGCAGACTCTTAGCTGATGGATCCTCGGGATCAAAGGCACCGAGCTGATATAGCTCAATAGCCTCTGCAAATCGAAGTGCTCTGCTGTTGGGCGCACCACTGAAGGCTTCAACCATGACTTCGGCCTCAAAATCATAGTCGTCCTTCTTGAAGTGTGATGCTTGCCACTTGTTATTGTCGCCAAGCATCTTAACTATTCGACCTTCATCATAAAAGTCGCGTGCCAATTTGAGGCACTTCGTCAGTAATCTCGACACATCATTACGGAAAAGATGAATGTCCACCTCATGGATGGCTTTTTGGAACTCGTATAGGTATGCCAGTGCACGGCCACTATCGTAGCCCTTAGGTGGCTCACCGCGAGAAATATCTGAGTAGGTGGATATGGTCTGAAGAACACTGACTGCCTGGTCTTCTAGGGTGAACATAGACCCTGGAATATCGGGCACACGCATCCAATCTGGCCGCAATCCGGGGTTGTACTGAATTACTGATCCGGCAACATCATCAAATAGATCTGTGTCAATGCCGGAGCCGTGAGGCACGAGAAGGGGGGGACTCAATAATTTACTCATCCACTCCCTTTTTTTGCTCGCATTCAGGTTGATGGTGCGCTGAATAGGAATAATGTCGCGCACAACACCATCGGGATATAGCCCGCTAGGTAGAATGTTTTGTCCTAGTCGCAGGATCCAAGGCCACTCGTAGGGCAGTGGACCCACAGCGACGATCACGTCGCCACTAAATACTATGAGCCTGCCACGAGGGTACTTGTTCGACGGCCTCTCCCAATACTCAATCAGATCTGCTAACTCATTGCCCTTTGAGGTGGTGTGACTGCCTTCAAATCCTGGGGTCGCGTGACTTCTGCCATCGTTCTCAATAATGTCCGAAGCCTGAAGGCCGCGCTCAAAGGCTCGACGCTTCCATCTGCCCTTGGTTTTTTTGCCGAAAGCATCATAAGGAAAATGATCTTCAAGGGTCCTGGTGGGAAGCAGCTTGCGATGGAAGATGTGGAACACCTCGTCCTCGTTTCTCGCGTGAGGATCACAGGCGGCACTGATAATATCTACGAACTGAAGCTTGATGTCTCCCTCTGCACGTCGCTCGAACTTAGGCAGATCGAATTCATCCAACTCTTCTCCACCCGTCTCTGGATCAACTAGAGGCATATCACGGTATCTGCCAGCGTTAGGATCCCAGATGACCTTATACCAACAGGCCCCGTGGATCTGGGCTGCGGTCTCCGCACGGAACATCGTCTCAAAGTTCATAACACCACTACGCATAAAGGACCTGAGTAGCTTCTGTGATGCCTTTGCGCGTGTGTGTGACATCTGATCGTCTGAGGTTGCAATCACCGAAGGATTGGGCATTGAACGCAAAACGTCGGAGACGGCTGTTCTTACCGTGGGACGGATATAATTCAGAACCTCACGAGCCTCATCAAGATCAAAGTCGTCCTGCACCCATCCAAGGGGAGAGGTTGTGCCCCACTGCAAGCCCCGATAAAAGGCCATCTGTTCAACTAGCGCAGGCACCCTCTGCCCGGTTGCGGTCAGCGCATCTTCAAGCAAGCCCTGAATCTCATCGAGCATTTCTTGGGCTCGGGCTGGGGTGATCTTCTTTGCCATTTAGTTCTCCGGGTTACTTAGTTGGGCTCTGCCACCTAGCCGACCCGTCTTCCGTAGCCGATGCTCAAGCGCTTGCTTTCTCAAAGGAGCCTCCACCTCAAACTGCTGCTCACGCAGTGAAATCTCTCGGGTCTTAAGCTTATGCTGCTCAAGCCATAGATCCCGTGGAAGCCCGCCTATTGGTGAGGCCTCTTTTAGGTGGTTGAGCATATTTTCGTGAGATTTGCACAAACTCTCAGCAGACTCCGCGTTTGAGCGCACGAGAAGATCGATAGTCTTGCGGTGTTGGTCAAAAATCAGCTTAAATCCTACTATGAATACACCGAAGATAACCGCAGTGAAGGGCACTATAAAACTATCCATGGCTGACCATACCACAACATCTTGTATGTACACCAACTTATGACACTAGATGTTGGTAGTCATACTGTATAATACTGCACGCATGGACCATGAAGATGTCAACCAAACAGATGCCGGAACCAGCGGGAAACAGCTAGGGAAGTTTATTCGTGACACCCCCTTCGCGATGGAGAAGCTCATCCGCATCGAACACCGAGACAAAAAGGGTGAACTCGTACCCCTTAAGCTCAACAACTGCCAGACCCGGCTGCACAACCTCATCGAAAGAACGCGAGCCTTTTGTGTCGTCAAAAATCTCCTCCTCGGTGACAAAGACAAGCAAGATCGAGCCCTTAAGCGGCTGAACATAGACAAAGACCTGCTATTTTCAGAAAAAGTAGACGCGGTTTACAAGAAGAACGTCGATCACGTAATGCGCCTGCTGTGGAAAAACAACCACATAGAGACATCGGACGGACCGTGCAGGATCGTAGTCACGAAATGCCGTCGTGCGGGTGTCTCTAGTTATGTTGAGGCCAGGTTCTTCCTCGATGCAAACTTCAACAGCAACCTTTCGGTGATGGTTATGGCCCATAAAGGGCCTAATGCGCGGCGGGTCTTCAAATACGCCTCTGACTTCTATAAATATTGGCCCGCGAAGTGGGACAAGTACAGAAAAAAAGCCGATTACAAAACGAAGGATGGCTACAGCTTCGAAAACAACTCGCGGTACCAGGTCTTAACTGCAGGAGGTCGAGAGTCTGCTCGTGGCGACCAATATGACCTAATGCACTACAGCGAAACAGCCTTCTACGAATCGTATCAAGAGGTGAATGCAGCGCTAACTGCTGCCCCACCCCATGCCATGTGCATTGAAGAGTCCACCGGCAATGGGCCGCAGGGGGGATTTTACGATCGGTGGCAAAAAGGAATGGACTTGGATGATGTCATCAAGGCGCATGACGATGAGGATGGTGATACCTTAGCAAAGTGGAATGGGTACATAAGGTTCTTCTACGGGTGGCTTGATGAGCCCGCCTATCGAAGAAATGTGTTTGACTGGGAGCGCGATCAACTTGTCCTTAGCCTTGACGAGCACGAAGATGCGCTGCGCCTCGCATACCCGGATATAACACTTGAGCAGTTAAAATGGAGAAGACTTAAGATCGAAAATGATTGCCAGGGAAATGAGTCGGGTCTGCCTCCTGAGCAGTTTTTTGAACAAGAGTACCCTGCGAATTTCTCTGAAGTTTTCCAGTCCCAATCAACCAAATGGTTCGACCAGCAAAAGCTCAGGCAAGCTAGGTTGCGAGCAATGTCCGTAAAGCCTGTTAGCACTGTTTCTCTTCGTCCAGATCAGGACCCCAAGATTGTCCTACCAGGACGGGAAACACTCCGAGTGTGGAGAAAGCCCATCAAAGGACACAGCTACTGTATTGGTGCTGATGTGTCACAAGGTCTTCGGCATGGCGACTGGAGCGTGGCGGTTGTGTTTGACAGACATCAAGGGATGACACTGGAGGAGGTTGCCTTCCTCCGCATCAAAACACCCGCTCCGGCTTTTGGTGAGCTATTGTGCACTTTGGCCGAGTGGTATAACGATGCGTTTCTTATGCCCGAAGCGAATGGGCCGGGACTTGCTACGTGTACGCGCATTGTGGAGAACAGGTATCCTCATATCTATCATCGCGCTACTTTAGACCTCATCCGAAATAGAGCGTCAGACCCCAACACCTTCCGGTTTGGTTTTTACGTAACCAACGTCACGAAAGGCCGCATACTGAGTGACCTTCAGGAGGCTGTTCGTGAGCAAACCCTTGTGCTGTATAGCGGAACGATCTTCGATGAGATGGCTGCCTTCGAATCACACGATGGTCGGCTTGCTGCTCCTCGCGGCTCGTTTGATGACTGTGTCATGAGTGTTGCACTCGGATTGTTCGCGCACAACAAGGGCGCTCCTCCGGTTAGGCGCAGGAATGAGGGGGTCCTTGCCGAAGACTCATTCGATGATCCAGATGTCGCTGCCGTGTGGAAGGCGGTGATGAAAAAAATCGCACGAGACCAAACTGACAGATCAAAAGCCAGACCAGGGGTTCGTCCCTACATGAAGCGTAGGCGGTAGTTTCTTATCGCCGCGCAGCAGACTGTAACTCTGGAGCGATTCTGCTCTGATTAGCGCGAGCTTGGTCCGCCAGTCGCCGGAGTTCTGCCATGGCTTTAGAGAAAAAATCGCTATCACCTGCCGGTGGGGGTCTCGGCGGCTGCCCCGCTTTTATGTCCTGAAACAACTGCCTCGCGTGATTCATATCATTTGGGTTCTGTGCAATGGCAGAGACAGAGGAGGTCGGCACAACGTATTCTCCCCCTTCCACTGCAATATTCACATTATCGCGAGGACCTGGCGGCCTCGGTGGCGTTGCTGCGCCCCAGTTTGGGGGTAGCGACTTTGTGTTCGGCGGGCTTTGTGAAGGCACGCCTGGGCGTGGCTTCAGCGGTATGTTGTTCATCGACTCGAAGCCCCATGCTCCTGTGCCTACCGCGCCTCCGTGCTGCATTCCCAGCAAAGGGTCTTCTTCGTTGCGATAACTTGTGTAGGGACCGTGTTTGCCTTGCGTAAGTCCTGAGGGGCCCTCGACTCCTCCAAACGGGCCAGCGGCATTGATCATGCTGCCTACTTCGTCGCCTACAGGTGGTGGTGGCTTGGGAGGTGCCTTCCATTCAGCGAGCCTCTGCCGTCTAAGTGCACCACGTGCTTTCTCTCGGGGTGCGAGCAGTCCGCTCGATCCAGGCATCAAATACAGTGTCTGGCCTGTCTTAACTTTAGCCCGATCGACATCTTCATGAGTAAGGACGGCTCCGGTGTCTGCCTTCGCTGGGTCTTTCAAAAACTGAGGGTTCAGGCGGAGAATCTCACTCAACTTCCGATTGCTTTCTTTGCTCCTGACTCCACCCGTAAGATCGTTCGCAATGTCCTGCAGTGTATCACCACTTTTAATGGTGTGCTCCTCTTGAGCAGGTATGGTCGGACCTGGTGTTTTTGCCACCGCCGTAGGGTGAGGATAGGGACTTGGTGCTGTCTTCTTTGCTGTTGGGTGGGGAACTCTTGGTGCCGCACTTGCAGTTATATCGCTTGGGTAGTCAGGCCCCGCTGCGCGAGACCCTTCAAACATTGCAACACCCCCGGCTGCTAAGGCCCCAAGACCGGCGGCCCCCTTTAGCAGTCGTGAGTTTCGCTGAAGAAACGGAGGGACATCATAACCTCCCGCTTTTGCGCTGGCTGCAGGATCCAGCCAATTAGTTGCGCCTCTCGGACCAATCGGGCCTATGGGCTGTGAAAGATCGGCTTGTGGCTGTTTGCCGGGTCGGAGACCGGCACCCGCCCTTGGTAACGGAGCCCGCCCTGGCACGGCTGACCTGGCCGACACAAGCGAAGAGGGAGTCGAAGGAGGGCTCACGCTTGATGGCATAAAAACCGGCATGTTGCTTGGCGTCTGCGGATTCAAGTTGTTGAAAGCACCAACGTCGGTCGTTTCTTCCCAAGGCTTACCCAGATGTTTCCATGTCCTTTCTTTCATGCGGGCATCTGTTGCACCACGGGGTGAGTACACATCATCAACCTGGGTTCTGAACGGCATTTCGGGTGGCGGCTTGATCGCTTTTCCTGGCATCACGTTAAGTGACTGACCGGGTCCAACGAACGGCAACACTTCGGGTGGTGCGGATGGTGGCCCTATATCTTCCGCACTCCATCTATGTGCGCCTCGCCAATCATCCCATGTTCTGTGTGGTAATTGCTCCAACTCTAAGGGGTTTCTTCGGTCGTAAGCGTGCCAATCGGTACCCTTGGGGAGAGCACGAGAATGCTCCCTTGTTGGGAATTTGGGGAGCGGGGTCTGTACCTTCGGAGCACCAGGAACCGTTGCAGCGGTACCTGCGGCGGACGGTGTACTCATCGGAGCATCAGGGGTCGCTCCTTTGGGAAAGTCGACGAAGTCGGTCGGCCTCCTTGATGGCGACCAGGGGAATGCACCCTGCGCCTCCATTGCTTCCCCAATTCTAAGGTTTTGCTGCATTTCGCTGCCTTTTCCTCGGGCAGAAAAGCCCCCCTCCCGCAGTTTCTGAAGAACACCAAGTGCGTGGGGGTCGCCTGGTAGTTGGTTCGCCAGCGCATCTTGAAACCCGGCTTCTGTTGCGCCGCGAGGTGCTGCACGTTCGTCAACTCGGGTCTTGAACGGCATCTCAGATGAGGGCTTAACCACTTTTCCTTGTCCTGGGAATATATTGAACGGCTGGGCAGCCATCTCCGCCTGCCGTCGTTCGACAAACGGTCTACTTATCGGAGCATCGGGGGTCGCTCCTTTGGGGGAAGGTGTGGGCGGACGAGACTGCATACCTGTGGGAGGTATGCCGAAGTCCATAAGGGTCCGCCCTTTTGTGAGTCCTAGATCCATCTGTTCTCGGATAATTGACTCCATGCTCCGTGGATCTGGGGATCGTGTCACCTGTGTTCCCCAGGGTCCTTGTCCTTGAGCCGTTAGTCCCGCTGGATCGTAGCTCTTTGGCGGTATCTGCGCCTTTGGTAGCCCCGCCTTACCTTCGATCGCAGCCCTTGCTTGCGCAGCCAGCTCCTTATCCGCCCGTGCAAGCGTTGCTTTTGCGGCGGCACCCGTCTTTGCCTTCTGTAGTGCCGCTGTGGTCTTTCTAAGCGCCGCGCCGCCCGCAGTTCCGACGAGTGCTGAACCAACATTTATATAGTCCCATTTGTCCAGCTCTTCTCCGGCCTTTAGCTTCTCTCCCGTGTGCGCAAATCCAGCGAGCACGAGTGCTGCGCCAACCTCTGGTAAAGCTATCGAAATGCCCATTATACCCATAACCTCGACCGTCTTTTTGAATACGCTCGCGACCGCCCTCGCCTCCGCCTGTTGACGTGGTGCGAGGCGCAGAAATGGTGCGGCTCGATCATCACGAAGTCTAGCACCAGCCATGCCGCGTTGCCGCGACAGGATGTCGTAATCTCTGGTACCTAGGGAAGGCCCAGGCTTGCTCGGTGTATAGTGTTTAGGGAAAGTTCCGGGGGGCGTTGCCATGTATTAGAAGTAACAAACCCGGACTGGTTGTGCAAACTTAGCCATAGAGAATGATCCATAGAGCTGCATTACAGAAAAAGTAGCCCAAGAGAAACCAGCCTGTTCTTATCCCAGTCACGGTTGACAAGGTATCTCGACTGCTGCATAGAATCAAGTCGGACAAGGTCACCTCCTTGATTTAGTCCACTTATGTCTCATCTCAGTCAGAGAGTAGCCCCGTCGAAAGGCGGGGCGTTTTTCATTCTACAACTGAATTGACTACCTGGTGGAGCAGAAGACCGAAAATCTGAATTGTCTGATGTTCTAATTCTGCCTCGGCAAAAAAATTAAGAGCCTCCACTATCTCATGGAAGAACGTCTCCCACAGGAGCGAGCCCTCTAGGTCTCCGTCTAGACTGATGAGAAGCTGCTCACAGTCAAATATCCCGTAAGCTTCTGCAGTACTGATAAGCCCTTTCTGGCGGACAACCTTAATCCTGTGTCCACCTAGGGAGATGAACTCGGGAAGCTTCAAACCGGATCACGCTGGCGTCTCTTAGGCAGGATAGGCTTGATATAGATCATGCCACGCTTATAGGCGTTATACAGAGAATGGTGTTGACCATACCGATCAACCACCACTACCTCGCTGCCTTCAGCCCACGCATCGTCGAGCTTCTTGAATTGCTTGTCATCTACCGTCCCATCTGGACGTTTAACCAAAAAATGAACTAAACTCAACGGTCCCCCTTGGTCCCTAAAGCGAAAAGCAGTGCCCATGACCTGCCCTTATGGTGCCGTGCCACTTCCGAGAACACAAACTTACAAGTAACAATTGTTCTGTCATTTCGGCGAAGCTGAAAGGACGAAGGATGTAGCGAAGCGGAATCCGACCAACAGCCGAAGGCTGTAATTGGAAAGAGACCCTGTCTCCTTACTTAGCATGATTTGGAGACCTCAGGACGATCTTTTTTTCAACTAGCCCTAATCACTCAGCTTCGAAAGTATGATTTTACTTGACAGGCTTTTGTTTATATCGGTGGATCCTGTATGGAATTTCACTACACGGTATGCCTTCCCTGCGGGGGTGGCGAAGATCTCCACCTTTCCTTCCTCGATTGCTCTCTTCAATCCTGTTCTTGCGCGGACGCCAAACCTCTTCACAAGCACATATCCTGAGGCTGAGTTTTCAAGTCTAGCTAATGCTTTATTTTTCTGCGCGTCGATAAACCTGTGGTCCTTGGCGTCTAACACCTCTCCTCACTTCTGTCTTCTCTGGGTGACATGAGGCGAGCGTAGCTCATGTCTGAGGCAATGGCTAGATTTATGGGGGAGGAACCGTAGCGGAGACGGACGTGTCTTCTGGATACCTTAGCTGCCATTTAACGGCCCCATTGGATTATGAGTGTGGGGGGACCCATGTTACGGCGGTCATACGGGGGGATCCCCTTACATAATATAGGTGTCCCCGGGGGGTAGGGGGGGGGTGGCCTGGTGGTTGATAGGATGGTCAATCCTATCGGGCG